GCTGTACTGCGGTTGTTATTCTTAGACTCGAACCTCCAATATATGAATTGGCACCACCAGAAGTGTCAATTGCAACATTTGATAAATCTTGATATCGAGTGCCTCCGCTAATTTTAAAGTACGGATCATCATAATACAAAAGCGGATAGGGCTCGGGTATATTACCAGAGGGTGAGGGTAATGAGCTTTTATTGCTATACATATCATCAAAAGTGGCTGGTAGATAATCTGTGAGAGGAGCATCCCACAAAGAATATCCCCGAGGCATGATGTTGTCGCCGCGTTGATAAGAACCAGAGATTCCTGACGCATAGCTTTGCGCATACATCAAACCAATTGCATTGTTGGGGGAAGAGTACCAACGATGCCCGTCCCCGTCCGAGGTTCCTCCAACTGTATGGTTGTTGGCAACATGGATCGCACCAGCATTCATCGTTCCGCTTGATGCAATTAAATTATCAACCTGAATCCAGACATCACCGTTGCCTGTTGCATTCGGAATTGGGCCTGTGTAATTGTTAAAGAATGCTAAAATTTCACGATCGGCTGCTGCCTGCGCAAGATAGGCTGCTGCGTTTGCATTGTAGGCAACGCCATTTGCATATATGGCATTAGCAAACGCAAAGTTAATCCATGCATGTGTATTGCCGCCGGGCGAAAGATCCGTCTGAATGTCGCGAGCCCATGCATCGGTATTAGCCAACCAAATTTGAAGATTGCTTGTATAAAGTTGATTGTTTGCGATACGAGGATCTTCAAGAGCATACCAACCGTCCTTCGATGTGCCCGGAGTTGCTATCCCATAAAATGCAGTCTGAGCAAAATCAGAATCTGCATCGGCACCGTCGTTTTTATAAATCCGAACAGAGGGATCTTTTTGATGATACCGGAACATAATATTATTGTTGCCAGTATCAATCCAAAGATCACCATGTGGCTGCGGGTTCCCCCGACCCGTTGGTGTTGTATTTGCTTGCGGACCAAATACAGTATCGCCGGGAGAGGCATCAGTTGGATAATGAGTATCGTAATGAACAACCTGTTTGTCGTCCGAGACTATTCGACCTTGTGCATATGCATTTAAATATATTAAACCAATTGCATTGTTTGGCGAAGTATACCAATAATGGGGAGGAGTTCCGGCGTCCTGTGTTCCCCCATGACGAGTATTTGAAACATGAATTGCGGCTGTATTAATTGCCCCGTAATTGTCAATTGCATTATCAGTTTGAATCCACACATCTCCATTCCCCGTTGCTTCAGGAACCGTGCCAGTGTATGGTACAAAGAACGCTATAATTTCACGATCGGCTGCTGCCCAAGCAAGGTACGCAGCGGCATTTGCATTAAATGCCTGCCCGTTCGCGTACTGGGCATTTGCAAGTGCAAGATTGACCCACACGAATGTATTGCCGCCGGGCGAAAGATCCGTCTGAATGTCGCGAGCCCAATTAGACGTGTTTGCAAGCCATACATGTGTATTTGATGCGTACCGTTCATTGTTTGCAACTCTATCGTCCGCAATAATATACCAACCATCTTCAGATATTGATGTAGGTGAAGAATAGTTTAGGGTCTGTGCAAACGTGGAGTCTGTTGCATCAAAGGCACGGGCACTTGGAATCTTCTGGTGATACCGATACAAAATATTGTTATTGCTGGTGTCAACAAGGAAGTCGCCATGGGGTTCTGGATTCAATAGCCCAGTTGGTGTTACGTTTGCTTGGGGTCCATGTGTGTATCCAGTTTCGCTTGTATTATAATAATGAGTAACGATCTTTCCGTCTGTATAAGTTTGAGTCTGAACGGGAAGTGTTCTGAATACATACGAATCTATATCAGCAATACCTTCTGGATTTGTTTCAGGTCTATGGAGCTGCGCAACAATAAAGTCGCCATTTGCAGGATCGGGAGCAAAATCAAAGAATGTTCCACTCTTCGTCTGCGCCCTCCAAGACCCACCGCCATTATATAACTGTTTATCCCACACGACAGGAATAAAGTGATCATGCTCACCAAAAGTCTCACCGCCAATAGAAAATCGTGTGGATGCATTCATATTGGTATACATGAGATATACAGAAGAAAATGTTGAGTTTGTTACTGTCCGATCCCCGGGCGAGGCGGGTGCGGGAGAGTAGTATGATGTCGAAACATGCCCAACTTCTGGGACACCAAAACCTGAACTATAAGGATACCATATCTTTCCGTTGGGTCCAACTAAATCCGACCCTCGACTTGAAGCATATACTGCGCCTTTGTTATCACCAGACAGTGGTTGATCCTGAAGATACTCTGTCTTACTGTTGCGATAGAATGCGACATTACCCGTTGCGCCAACATAAATGCCGTTTGCATCTGGATAAATTGGGAAATTGTTTGAGGCTCCAGTAATGTTAAACGCGAGCGATTCTGCTCGGGATGCCTTTCGATCAGCAAGATAGGCATTAAGATATACAAGACCGATTGCGCTATTTGTCGATACCTCCCATTGACCCACTCCCGAATTATATCCTGCATTCCAAATATTAATTGCGCTTGTATTAAGAGTAGCATACTTATCAGTATCAATCCAGATGTCGCCGTTACCCGATGCTGTTGGTTCGCTTGCCTGGAAGAAGGCAAGTATCTCTCGATCCGCAGCAGCCTGTGCTGTTGCTGCATTTGCAAGAGCGTCATGGGAAGTAGAGAGTGCGTTGGCAGTTCTTTCATCTGCAATAATATACCAACCATCCCCATCAGAATCCGTTGGTGGCGAATAGTTTAGTGTCTGAGCAAAGGTAGACTCTAATGCGTCAAATGTTCTGGCACTTGGATGTTTTTGATAATACCGATACATAATATTGTTGTTACTGGTATCAACAAGGAAATCCCCATGTGGTTCTGGATTAGGATAACCGGATGGTGTTACGTTTGCTTGGGGCCCATGTGTATATCCGGTTTCGCTTGTATTATAATAATGAGTAACAACCTTACCATCAGAAATCTCACGACCAAAGACAATCGCATTCTTATCTGAGGGCTCCTTGAATGAAGATGGGGTAAATACAGTATTCGGAACCATTTCTAACTGAACCGAATCGAGCCAATATGTTACTGCGCCTGCTGAAGTATTTGCATTAACATTAAAATATGGAATCACTCGGTTGATTGTGTTTAAGTTGCCATGCCCTATTGGAGAGCCTGTATCACTGTAATCGGAACCCGTTGCGGTTCCCGAAGTAAAATCAAATATAATATAGTTTCTTTGCCAGACATCCTTTGTTTGAATGTCCATCGTAGTTCCGGCATTGAGCAGGTTATATCCCTTCGTAGTATAACCCATGTAGCTTGTAGAATTTGCCAAATATAAATCAAACGACAGCCCGGTTCCATCAGATCCGGTTTGGGTCATTGCATCCAAAAGGGCAGTGTTGGATTTCTGATACCAAGAGAGAATCCATTTCTTTCCAGTTGGAATATCAATACCAAACTTATCATAAAGATTTGTTGTATCTAATACGACAGTGTTCGCAAATACACCATAGCGAATTGAAGGACCAGTAGTAGTTGTTCCTGTATTTACCTTTAGACTATACTGACCGCCAGAGGGAGCAGAACGATCCTGATCGAATTCGAGATACATATCTGTGCCGCTGGTGTGGGATTCCGTATAAATTGGATATGGGTCTTTTGACCCCTGAGCAACCCCTCTGGCAGCGTTCCTTGCTGTTGATTCTGAATTATCATAGCCCATCGTATCAATAAAGTTATAAAGATGTGCGGGTTCATCAAACGTAGAGTAACCGCGAGGCATATAATTTGAACCACCACGATCAAAGTCACCCCTTACGCCTGCCGAGTAACTGTCAAGGTACATTCGACCAATGGCATTGTTAGGAGAAGAGTACCAACGATGATCAACACCGTCCCAGGTTCCTCCAACTGTATGGTTGTTGGCAACATGAATAGAGGCAGTATTCTTTGCTCCCGTGGCTTCAACGATAGCATTATCCGTATGAATCCAAACATCACCATTACCCGTTGCTTCAGGAACAGTTCCTGTGTATGGTGAAAAGAATGCAAGTATTTCCCGATCGGCTGCGCTTTGAGAATTAGCTGCAAGGGCAAGTGCATTTTGAGCAAAATCTCTTGCTGTTTGGTCAGTCGCTTCGGTGAATGTTTTATCCCGAGTATCGTACCATCCCGTTGGAGATGTCGTATAAACAAATCCGCCGACCTGACCATGAACTGTCTGTGCCCATTCACCCTTTGTTGCAATACCATTTGCATATCCATGATGTGTGGTATTGCTCTTACTAAACCACGAATTTGTTCTATAAACATAAGGATGATTATCATTATCTTTTGTGTCGTACCAAAGATCGCCTTCTGGATTAAAATTCAACAATCCAACATCACTAGGATCTGTAGAAATAACTGCCACGTTTGGACCATAACCCGCAACCGCTTGATCTCTATAATAGATGACGGTTGCTCGGTCAGCAAATCCTCTCGACTCCAAAGATTTCAAATAGGCACGACCTTGAGGATTGGTTCGATCGTGTCTCCAACCAAGACCTCTTTGTTTTCCAGAAGACACTTCTGTCTCTGTGCTATGTGCCCAACCGCCCAACGAATTTGAATATCTAAAAATTGCATTCGTTGACCAAGAACCATCGACAAATTCATTATCGGGATGTGTATTAATCCAAAGATCATTATAATCAAATGCCGAATTGTATATTGTATTACCTAATACAGATCCGGGGACACCTTCTGCCTCATCGCCTTCCTCACCAACATAGATAGTGATTCCGCCATCTAGAAGACCTAATGCCTGTGCGGCATTGGCTTGTGCCACAACTGCATTTGAATATGCATTCTGAGCAAGATCAATCGCAGTAGTCACATAATTATTTGTGGTATCAATTCTATTGTTTAATAAATCACGGAGACTGGTGATGGTTGTTTCGACCCCGTTAATAATCAGTGTGCCTTCTTTTGCTGCCCATCTATTAATTTGGTCAATACCCACAGTATCCGGGTTGAATGAATTGATTGTAGCAATAATAAAGTCGTTTGCAATCGGCGTGAATGTGTGAGATTCAGAGATGCCTGTACCCGGATCATAATACCACTTGCCATCAAATCTTGGGTTTCCTTGATCGTCATATTTTGAAACCGCAATAAAATCATTTGCTACATTATAATGAGATAAAATTTCAGGAAATCGCGGAACATATCCAGGCAAGGTTCTGTTGTCTCCACCAACAAACGCAATATGCCTTGTGCCATATACATCATTATCTGGATTCAGACTTGTTGCAACACCCCTTCCAACATTCGCAGTGAAGAAGTTGTTTCCATTATTGGGATGAATTACATAGAATTCATTTTGATTAGGAACATTTTCTGAATTTGTGATAGCAATAAATCCAGAATTTTGTTTGAACACATCGTCTGTTACAAATTCTCTATTTATCGTTAGGTCTGCAAAGACCAGTCCGCCCGCATCAATTCCGAGCGGGGGATCAATGATCATATCTGAAAGCGTTGCACCCTCCGCAGTTACAGCCTCTCTGTCCGCATAACGATATAGATTGGTCAATTGACCAACAGAACCATTTGCATCTACTCGGGCAACAATACAGTCTTTGGAATCAGGAATAAACTCTGCAAATTCTCCTTCATCTTGATTATAATACCACTTATCACCAAGAGGAAAGGCTGCAATAAAGTCAGGAGAATGACCCGTATCCAAAGAAAACCCAGACCCACCTCCGGGCATTGCTCTATTTTTATTTCCGCCAATAAAGGTAATATATCGACTGCCAGGAAAATCTTCAAGGCTTGTAAGAACACCATAGGCACCATTGACTGTATATCGAACGCTATCTGACGGATCATCTGTGCCCGGATGAATGAATGTAAATCGTGTATTAGGAAGATTTCTCTGGTTCGTAAATTGAACTTCACCGGCATTTGCTGTATGGTTCCATTGGTTTATATGAATGTCTGCAAAAAGAATACCGCCAGCAGTAATTCCAATTGGAGGATAAGAACCCTGCGCTTCTGGAGAGGTAATTGAATCCGGGTGCCTGGGTGGCTGAACAAAAGTTTTATCTTTACGAATCTTACCTTCACCATCTGTTGCAATACGACCAACAACCAAGAAATCATTTTCATGTAGACGATCCCCCGATTGTGTGGAATCAATTGTGTACCATGTATTATTTCCGTGAGGATGATAAAGCCACCCGCCAACCGTAGGAGTACCTAAAACATAAAGACCATACTCACCAAGCAAAGTGTTTGCATGATATTTTTGTTTGGCCCCAATATTGGTATCCCATTTTTCAGTGTTTGCAAGGAATAGAATATATCCATCTTGGTTTTTAATGACATTTTTATTTTCACCTGTTACAATAGAGCCCGGAGGAGCATTTGTTGAAATTCCATTAAATGTAATCACACCATTGGCAAGATTGCTACCCAAACCGCCCGTTGGTCCAGTCACAACATTGGCAAAATACGTTGAATGTGCATTTACACTAATCGTTTCAGAAGAAAGACCACTCTCTGCCAAATATCCTACATTGGCTCTGAGATCGGATTTGTTGCTCTCCTCAAAAGCAAGCCCATAAAGATATGTTGATGCTCCGGGGTCTAGATCAGAAAGTCTTGGTGGTGTTGGGCTATTGACCCAATCGAAGAAAGGATTATTTCTTCCGTCAGTATCGACTCCGCTTCCGCGAATAAGAATTTGCCCGTCACTACCATAGATATTGATATTAGTTGCCTTGATACTTCCTGACTTATCAATACTCCAGCCAGCAGCATAGCTGCTGTTTGCGACCAAGGCATCACTAAGAAACCCAGTTCCATCTGTACCAAATTCTGGATAATTAGGATGACCCTCTGGCAATGCAGTTGGTTGACCGGAAGGGTTATCATAAATTCTTGAACTCGTAGATGCGATATAATTCTTAATATGAGCATCATCAATTGCAGCAAAAGCAATATACGCACCTGTAATCCTACCTAGCTGATCAAGACGCATATCAGGATGCATAAATGCAAAGCTAAATCCATCTATATACCAATCATAATCAATTCCACCACCAAGCGTAGTTGCGGTTCCGCCTCCACCATCATTGGTTCCACTAACATCGCCCTCAGTAGAAACAACTTGTATTTGTAAATGTGTTATTTCTCTGTTTGGGGGCGTGTACGCTCTCCAAGGAACAGTCTGCCAGCCAGAGGCTGGGGCTCGGTTTGTGTCGTATGTGGGAACGATGAAGGTGGTATCATCAGTGCTTCCACTGGTGTCACCCTTTGCTCTGTGTGTTAATGTAATCGCAAGACCGGGCTCTCCGTCAGAGTGCCTCTCATACTTATAGGTCATCGTCCCCTGAAAGAATACATTAGCATACAAAGGAGAAGCAAATTCAACTTGCCTTGTCCATATTGCTTCTGCGTCATTAAAGCGAGCAGATGCTCCACCCAAATTAGAATCAGAAGATTCCTGAACTATTCCGTCGCCTGTTTGAATGTATCCATTTGCTACTGCACCATTCCATTCAGTGAAGTTTGGATTAAATCCAAATGCAGTAGCAGAGTCTCCTTGGTCTGAAAGCACAGCAGGAGGAAGAACCAAACCAGTCGCAGTAATTGCACCATCAACATGCAATTTGGTTTCCGGCTTGGTTGTTCCTATACCCACACGATTATCTGTACCTAGATGCAACAGCGTGGTATTGCCAGTAAGACTTTCGAGCGCGCCTACTTTTATGGAAGACTTAAACTTGGGCATTAATCAAAACGTCCTATTTATTCAAAAGCTGTTTCAATAAATCCTTTATCTCTCCCATCTCGTTTCTGAGATCGGACACTTCAGACTTAATATTATTTAGGTCGTTTTTCTGATTTTTTAATTGTTCTGCGCGATCTTGTTCAGCTTTAAATTTACGAAATGCAATAAGGTCAGAAGAAACCAATGCCCCTGTCTCTTCGTCTTTCATAAAATCAGGATTGTCTGTTTTGACCAATTGTTTGTCCATAGATTAGAATACAGCAATAGCTCGGAAATCTTTAATCTCTGGAGTCTTGGCTGGGTTCTGTGCAGACATTACAATCTTGATGGCAAAGGATTTAAAGCTATCAAAAGTTTTTCCATCGGTTCTAGTATATTCTATAAGCTCATCGGTATCAAATTCATATTCATGGAATCCGCCACTACTATTGAATGAAGATGCCATTTCAAAGAACTTATCTTCATCTGGGCTTGTCCTATCCATCAACTTCCATCTCTTCTGAGAAATTGATTCATCATCTTCTTCGGCAAGGGCTTTATAATAAACGTGAATATCACTTTGATACGGCTGCCTTGCAGTCAAGAATACCTTAATTGCTCGGGCAGACATACCCGGAGCAAGGTTTACTGTTTTAGTGACGTATCTTGCTTTACCGTTTCCTCCACTCTGACCCTCTTCGCTTAGAACATAGAATGTTCCACCTGACCCGGTAGGAGTGGATGTTTGTGTAATAACAATAGGATCATTTGGGTCTGTGCTCTTATGAAAACCTCTCCCCGGAGAAGTCATCTCAATTTTTAGAATTCTACCAGCAGCGTCGGTCCCGTTGTTTGGAATTGTAAATTCCGCATCCTGTACGCTACCGCCACCCGTCACTTTAAAAACATCTGCATCAGAATAGTTTTGACCGGGAGTATTAATAATAATATCAGATGCAGTAAGATCACCAGCCCCAATTATATTTTTATGTAAAAGAACTGACATATTTCGGGTATCGACAATTGGAGTAACATCTGGATTTTCCGTACCAAAGGTTAAGTCCAACTTAATTGAAGCATTATGGGGGCCTTTGTTTTGGTGGATTTTCATTCTTTCTGAAAGTGCTTGTGTTGTGCCTTCGGAGAAAGACTTATCAGCAAGTTTTCCAGAAAGACCTGTAACTTCTGTTAATGTCCCTTCGGAGTCAGATTCTTTCTGTGTCTTCAATACTCCTTCAAGTGAAGTATCACTACCCGGCATAAGAACAGAATGAAAATTTAAATTCATTTTATCATAAAGAAAGTCTGATGTAGTAAAAAGCCCAGCTCGATAGACACCTGTTCCGGTTTCGGCTGAAGCTCTTGTTCCTCCAAAATTACACTTATTAACCCGAAACATCAAGTCTTGCCATTGATCCGGCGTCCATGTTCTTCCATTTTGCGACCTAAAAAATGAACCGCCATATTGTTTTTTATGAACAGCAGTCACCTTACTATAACCATCGCTGTCATAATCAGAAAGGCTTTGTCCCTTGACTACTTGGTCGCCACGGGTGTCAGAAATCCAACACTTGTAATCTGTATTATTTGAACGGACTATAATCGCATATTCCTGACCAGCTTCTAAATAAATTGGATATCTAAAAACAAACCTTGTGTACCCAAATGCATTATCAAAAGCAGGATAATCTGCTCTACGTTCTCTAGAGCCCCCGAGACTATGATGAATTGGATTTTCCCAAGGAGGAAATGGCATTTCGTCATAATCAACTCCGGGGCTAACATTCACGGAGTGTGGATAAAGCACTTTGGACGCAATAATTTTATCAGCCGAAGGAAAACCATTAAGAGTTGGTCTTAACTCTAGATATACTGGATCATATATACCAAATCTTGGTCGAGACGCAAAACAAATATCAATACTCGGAACAAAAATTCCATCTGGATACCGTCTGGCACTTACCATAAAAGTCTGTGCAATTGGATCATTGTATCCACCAGAACACTCTGAAAGAAGTTCATATTTACTTTTAAACAAATCTGGAAGTACGGATTTAATCTCAGCGGGGTTTGTAGATATTTTTGCTTTCGCATCAAATCCCGTATAATGATTTGGCATGGACACAGCAGTTAAGGGTGCCTCGATACTATCCTGCTGTGCATCTGTAATGACCGTTGCACCCGGATCTGTTATATTAATACCAGTAATATTACCACTATCGTCAACAATTGCAGTTCCCTTTGCTCCCCGCACATCTCCGCCATAAAATACAATATGCGGAGTGTATCCGCCGCGAGCAGATGCCTGTGCAGAAATGATATCATTTACGTTGATATCAGGAAGCCCTATGCCCCTCCAATTTGAACCCGAGCCATGTATATCATGATCATCCCGTTCTTGATTTGCTCCTAAAGGATCATTACACTTATTGACCCCCAAAAATGATCTGTTACCATACTTAATCCACCAAATTGTATCTGTTGCGAATCCTGCATCTAAATTAGGAAGACCGCTCGCTTGCCCAAGACCGGGATCTTCAATGCCCAGACCACTCTCAGAGCCAGTAACAGGATCTTCATTTTTAACCCATCTTCTCAAGCCTTGATGTGCCGGATGTGTTACGGTATCGTATATGTTCGACAGCTCGTGGTGCTTAAGACCGAGGTGGTGGCCCCACGAGCCATAGTCACCTGGACCTTGCCCACCGTACAAATGTGAAGCCGGATTCACACCCCCTCCAAAAGCAGCATAACCCAGGTGAGGTCCGCCCCACCAGGAAAGCTCTTCTTCAAGAGAATCGGCATCGTTTTGTGTAGTCGTCCACCACTTTGCTTCTGCATCAATTGGAGGACCATCCCCATCTTGACGAGCCCCTGCAACAAGAACCCAGCTACCTTCCCTACCCATGGCTTGTTCAACGTTAAAGAAATTTGCCTGATCGCCGCCATAAGCATCACTCCAGTTCCAGACACTTTCTAGAACACTACCAGAACCTCCAAGACCCGGCTCCAAATATTGGGCTCCGGGTGTAAAATCATTAAAACCTTGTCGAACGACTTGCCCGCCTATTTGTGTAAACGCGCGGGTCCATTCCATCTTTGGTCGCGGACTCCATACAGCACGATAGCCATGTTCACAACATGGAGATAGCAAATAACCGTCAGGTTCTCCCATATGTGTAACGTCAAAAGAAAGCCAGCCCAACTTTTGAAGGCAATCTAAGTGACTTAATCTAGTATCTGCGGTGTGCATCGGCATAATTTATATTCTCCTGCCTATCCTATTCCTATTATCCAAACTTAGAATAATATCTATTATAAATCTCAGGATAATCGTCCCTTAGCCTCTTCCACACGTCCATTAGAACTCCTGATAAGTATTCTTGTTCAGCATAATCAACTTCTCCATATTCACCGCCGCCCGAAACAAATTCAATGCCGTGAGTAGCTTCTGCCGTCCACATTCCATTTGCAACTTCAAGGCCAGTTACTACTGCCAAGATACCAGAACTTCCGTCGTCATTGTTTGTAGCAGGAATTATACCCGTATCGTCTGGGTGATCAAGAACCCTATACATATTTGATCGGCTTCTGATTTCTTGTAACAGTTCTAGCCTTTCGGGCGAAGCTTCTACCTGTTCAAGCTCTTTACCATCAGCCGAATAATTTGCAGACGCATAGCTCGTAATTAACCACTCCTGTCTTCCAAACCTGTCTGCAACCTCTACAAGTTTTCTTCCGGTGGTAAACTTAACCTTAGACGTTGATGGAATACGAAGAATACCCATCTTTTCTCCATAATGATTTGAGCGGGAGGGCGTATCGCCAAGCTTGGCAATTCCATTATATCTGCTGTTTATAGGATTAACATGGCGCATTCCGATCGTATAAACACTTGAGCCATCAATTGGATTATTAGGGCTAATGCCAGTCTCACCAGATGCCGTCGATCTTAGTTCAATAACTGGTCTTCCACTTGAATCAAAATATATAAGACCATTCGCAACACATTGCTGACCAGCCCCTGCCCCTCCAACAATATTAATTACAGATTTTTCAGGAATAGCTTCATCATAAGTAGAAACAGATCCTGCTGCTGCCTTCCTAAAGTTTCCGGCTCTATACCGATGTGCATCTGGCGATAGCACAATATGTGTTGTGTTTGAGGTAGTATTTCTTGCAGTGCCCGTATAATGACCATTATACTCCTGTGCCTCAAGTGTTGAAGATCCGCCTCGCGCAATAAGAGTAGCCGTGGCTTCAGAACTATATCCAGTTATTGTAGCAGACGACCCCTGGAAACCCCATGATCTAATTTCTGAATCATTCCAACCAGTATAATAACCATCACCAAAGGCTTCATAGTCAATCAGTCCGGTATCTGGATCAAATTCTGGAACAATATAGCCCACCATGAATCTTGAATTTGGTCCATTTGTAATTTTGTTTTGAAGCTCTGCTTCTCTGACAGCAAGAAGGATTGCATTTGCAGTTTTGCCACCATTAGACAGCTTAATCTTTTCATATGTACCATCAATATCCGGCTGGAATAGCTTTCCTGTTAAATCAGAATTCTGAATGCGAATCTTTTGGGGATCATAATTCATATAAATTCGATTTGCCTGGGCAAAATAATTCTCAACACTTGTTCCATCAAAAAATAAAGTATTAAGATGGTTGGGCTTTAGACCTTTGGCATTGACAATAACATCACGGGATCGAATATATGGCAAAATTTTAATATTCTTTGCGACCCCATCCATCATACCATGTTGCGAAATTGCAGCATCAATGGACGTTGTATTAAAATATTGATCACGAACATTTCCAAGAGAAATATCCCTAGAAAAATCACTCCCCGGAGAAGATAGGTCCGCACGATAAAAGCTAGTTCCATGCAATGCGGGATCATCTCCGATTGGCTTATTACCTGCAATATCCACCCAGAACTCGTCTATGGATCTAATTGCATTCATAATCCTTGGTAGTGGTGAATTTTCATCCACACCAGCAATGCTGTCAAGTGTGTTATTGACAAAAGAATTATATTCAGGAACCTTGGTTATATCAAACCACGTATCTTTATCTGGAGTTAATTTCAAATCTCCTGTAAAATTTTGAAGATCAAATGGATTGACGCTTTCTGTTGTTGTTGCACTTGCCTGAGTGATCATTGGCTCAATAGTATAATCTAGTGTCGTTATTATTCCATGTGAAGGACCAACAGAGCCACCATCTACTGTATAATCTCGATAATGGTGTTTTAATCCCAAAAAAGAAGTTTCTGGTTGGAAATGATAACTTCCTGCACTATTGTTATTATCGTGCTGCTCAACCTGCGGCTTTAAGACTCCTGTTCCCACAGCAGCAGTTGACTCATGGAAATCCATAACCATGCTGCCCATAAAGTTATCAACAACAATTCCATTCTTAAATCTTGATGTTCCATCTGACTTAAACCGAATATCCATATCGGATGCTGACTTTTCCAAAGCATTCAATGCAACGTAATATTCAAGGTTTTCTACACGCTTTGCCAACCTACCAATATCTTTCATCGTGTGCCTCATGGCAAACGTAGGCTTAATTTCAATATCTCTGGGGCTAAACGTATATGGAGGAATATTAATTTGGAATAGAGTTAATGAATCATCGCTTGGAGCATCCTTTGGTGGGAACGGGACAACAGCAGGATTTCCCTTGATGTTAGTGTAGTTTCCGTCTTTGGTCACAACAATTTTATCAATTCTCCCCGCAAAATGATCATATACAGTTGGAGTAGATAATTTTTCGGTCATTGGCAATATTGTGCTACCGTCCCACCTACCTGCAAGAATTCCCTTTTGAGTCGGAATTGGAGGCATCGATGCATCAGCCAACGTATCACTCACCATGTTATTCGTCACAGCATAAGGTCGGAAATCCAGCACGTTTCTGAGCGGATAACCTTTCTGACTTGCGCTTCTGTAGGTAGGAATTTCACTATAACTCAAATCGGCAGCAACAACTGTCTTAATTTTAGCCTGTAAGGTGGCACTTGATGCTGCATCAAACCAACTAATATATTCGCCGACTTGGAATTCGCCATTTGAGCCAGGCGGACCAGTAACACTTTGCAACCTAACCTTAGAATATGCTCCGCCTGTGCCTGTATTGGCATAGTCAACTGCATACCCAACGACATTTGTATTAGATATTACCTTTGTTCCAATTTGAATTGCTGCTTGACCAGGAACATGATCCAGTGTTAAGTCAGTCGTCCATTGGTATGAATCAACACTAAAGAAACTTGGGCTACTTATATCCTTAACTCTTGTATCATCACTCTTGGGCTTATCCATTCTTTCAAAACGATCAAAAATCACCAGAACGTTTCCGGTTGGCGCATTGTAACCGTTCTTTAGTTCAATGTATGCGTTATCATAGAACATGTCACGCTGACCAGTATTGAAAGCAAAATGATCTGTGATGTGATAAAAGGGCGTTTCTAGACTTTGGTCAAACGTGTTTGCGATTTGATTATTTGCATCTGCATTTGGAAGATTCTGAATAACTGCATGTAATTTAAACCCATCCGGCTTCATTAAAGACAGCCTTGCGCCGGGTCCGGTATCATACGTTGCATTGGCAAAGAACACATGCCCGTTATCAAAATCAGACAGACTTGTCTCACGATTACGAGCAATTCCCGAAGCAATTGAATGTGTGGTGTTTGCTTTAATTAATTTCTTATATGCAGCAGTAACATACTCTGCTCTTACGGGAAATAGCAACAAGTAAAAGTCATTCTGTATGAAATTGGTATCAGATGTTATTTCAATACTATGATTAGTTGGATCAACCACAAGTTTTGTAATTTCATTTGTCAGGATCGTGCCCTTTGTACGATTGATTAAAATGAAATTATCTTTAACATGATCAAGACCATGATCATCACTATTGAAGCTCGCATCAAAGGGCCAAGGCTTTGGTCTATTATAAAATTTATAGGCTGGCGCACTGGGAGTTTCAAAGGTTTCCACGGAATCATCAGTTCCTGTTCTCTCTTTCAGAACATATTCTGTGTAGACTACATTTGTGTTGCTGGATAACCCAGAGTCAAGCGCGCCATATGTTTCGTATGTCTTAACAGCAGCCCTGTTTGGCTCAAAGAGTAAAGCATCCTCGCCCGCGGAGCTGTCGCCGAATACATTATATCTGGCATCACCATCAATTCTCTTGCCATAAACATCGTCAACTAGCTTCTCAAGAGAACCTCTTTGGACGCCACTGATTGGATCAACATTCCAAGACTGATTTAATATTGCCGGGAATTGATTAACGCCAGTCGCAGATTTATTTTGATTAAATACAACAGACCTTGCCTGCTTCATTGTTAAACCAAGCCTATACTTATCCCCAGACCTTGGCACTTCATCTAGGGGCTTGTCTAGAATTGCCATGCCTCTCTTTGAAAATCCATACCTTTGTTGATAAAGAGTTTCGGCAGTAGAATGCGTTCCGATGTAGTCTACAATTTTTCTCGGAGCCGAGTTTCCTACTTGAATTGTTGCTCCAACATAAGACCCGTTCCATGCAGCAGATGAATCCTGATCCAGAACAACACTTTTTAGTGGATCTGTATTTCCTGTGTTTCTATACACGGTTAAAGAACGTGTACTATGAGAAGGGTCGGAAGCATCTCCTCCAGCAATCCATATTGCTGTTGTATTTGTTCCGCTAACCTTTGCAAAATCCAAGTTCCAATATGAATCAGTCGAGCCCGTCACCGAAATTCTATCATTTGCGGTAATACCATGTGTTGAATCCGCTGCAAATTTGTATGTAATATAGTTCGTATTTGCTAACGCAGAAACATTTTCAATAATATTAGTAACAGACAATGTGTTTGAAATTGGAGAACTCTTAAAATCCCCCATCCACAAATTATAAACATCGCCTGTTCGGCCGTGTGCGCTTGAAACAAGTGATTTATCTCTATTATAAACTTGTTGAATGGGCCGTGCAGTACCTACCAAAGTTGAATGCCAAGTGTCATTTGAAGCGAGTGAGTGGTTCTTAACCAACTCTTGAGGGACACAATGAATCTCGACTGCCTCGCCTCTTAACGCATAAGGAGCAGTAGAAACATCTTCTCCGGCACCAGAGCCGACAGTAAATACTCCATTTGCATTTTCGGGATGCGTTACATTAGTATTTGCATGATCGTAAATATATAAAAAGTTGTCGCCATACCAATTTGATAAATTTCCTTCTTCCCGTATAGCCTCTCGCGCCTTATCAAAAGTAAAAACACTTTTTTGATTTAAGCTGTGTCGAAATCCACGAACATACGCAACGCCTTCTGCCATCCTTGCTTGAACTTCAGGATTGTCTACGCTAGTCTTGTCCGACAAAACTAAATCATAGGGCTTCGCCACATAATTTCCGCTTTCTTCATAAGTCCTTCTTGCCATCTGCTCAGAAAGAATATTATATAGATCATTTGTCCCATCATTTGCAGCAATAAGATTTCCGTCAATAATTCTGCAAACCTCAATAAAATTAGGAACTGATCTGTCGTCTATTACGAGCCCATCACCTACCTTAATAAGCGTTAAATGGATTTTATATCTATCGGCACCCGGAGCAGAATAATTCGATGCTTGCTGTGCCGGATCAAGACTTCTTGGATCATCTGTAACAATTTCTTCATGTACGGCATACCCAACCCGATAAGTTGTCGCATTGGTATACTTGGAAAGCCTGACGCTTCCGCCGACAGATTGAACAAAAAGACCATTATAAAAATACAGTCCTGGCTCTACCGAAATAGAAGCCGAAGTTCCATAATGAATCGAAGCTCCTACAGAATTAACATCTAGTGTAGTTACATTATAGCGAACTGCTCCGCTTGTCGGGTCACAAATCTGAAGCATCTCATTTGGCAAAAACCCATCCACATTTGGGTTGTCCGGCTCAATCACCCACTGAAAATATATTGTATTGGGGTCTTCTGCCTCTGAGGGAATAATCGAAGTAATTTTTCCGTGTACTGCATTTACGTCGTCAGCATTCTTTGGTTTTCTAATTAACAAACCTGGTGTTATATCTCTAATGCGAACCGGATTGCCATGGGCATCTTGTGCCTTAACTGCTATCCACTTTTCCGCGTCTCTTTTATAATTTAAAGTTCCACCATGAACGCGAGCACCTTCGTCAAACAAGTGCTTTCCCAAATTATCAATCTGACTCTGAAGGAGGGTTTGAATTTGGGTTAACTCTCTGGCCTGAACGGATCTTCCTGGCTGAAACAGGAGACGATAAAACTGATTGTCTTTTGTAAAATCGTCGTAATATGGAAAGCGATTGAAGTCGATGGGCATGTAAAATATTCCCTTTTAAATACTTTTTATTATTTAGAACTCAAAAACAAACTTAAATTCTTCTTTTTGATCTAATCGTCTTGTTATCGGAGAAATGTTCTCATGATAAAGTATCTCTCCAGTATATTTAGCAATACTACCATTGATAACGGAATTTTTGGGAGTAATAGTGCTGCCGACTGGGTATTGATGTTGAATAAGACTTGCACTTGAAATAGTAGCACTGTCCCCCAGCCTATTGTATACAATGTCTCCGTTTGCAAACTGCCCCCGAACATCAACTAGCGATAAGTATTGGTATGTCCCTTCACCGCAAACAGAGAAAACTAAACCCGAGGCAGACTCCTCTCCCTCAAGCAGACTTGTATAAACTCTCTGATCCACCTCAAAGTTAACTGCGGTTGGGTGAGCAAAATATAGGGTAGTTCTTAAATCGTAAGACTGTTTATATGCTTGTTGAGATGTGTATATGTCAATTGGATTTCTAATCAGACCAATTTGACGAATATCATTACCGTATCCAATAAATTTTCCAGACTCATGATCACTCGGAATTGTTGTTTCTGGCACAACAATTACATACTTGGCATCTAATTCCATTGATGGATGATAACCGTGACCTCCACCAGAAGGGGGAATAATGAGTTCTACGTCTGCACCAGAACCATCTGGCGTGATGGTCGCGGTTTGGGATGTCGGATTATAAATTCCATTAATTGTTACGTTTGCATACCCATTTGCATATCCATAACCAACAGACGAAACATCGACTGAAGTAATATTTCCATAACGATTTGTTTTTCCTATTGCCAAGAATCCTCTACCGTCAATATTTTTTTCGTTTACCGTGACAATTGGACCAACGATAAAGGTGTCTCCATTTGCAAAATTAGTTACTGAACTAGAAAGCACCAAATTGCTTGATTTGTCTTGGTTATATCCAACGTCAATATCTGCCGGTCGATCTCCTGCCTTGGATAAAAGAATCCTTCGGAATGTTCCTTTCGCTCTTCCAGAAGTAACATAAAATGCAGAATTGTTATAATAATTTGCTTGTAGTGCAAGACCAGAATCCGCAAGAACTCTCACTTCATTTGTTGAAGTATTTGCGTCTACTGTCGTGGCTATGGTTGCATTTACTGCCGAAGTTGAATATGTAGTGTTTACAAAACCAAGCCCTCGATAATATTCTCCAAGGCCAGTTGTATTATTTGCTTCAATTGGAAGATGTATAATAGTTCTTGACTTAGACAAAGAAGAAGCATCCCGATCTGTTCTAACGGGTATTACATTGGCAGTCGCAAACCTTTTAAATAAAGTATCAGAAATGCTATACATATATTTCCACGCATAGCCATCAAGCTCTCGGGTTACTCCAAGATTTTTGTGTGTTGGTTTTGATGTAGACTTAGAGTATCCGTTGTTATCGAGACACTTATAAACATCTCTGTCATTGTGACCGGCAAGAACATAAAAATCAGAGCCTAAAGTAGTATTGGCATGGTGATATCTTCCGTATTTTGTACCAGAAGTCCAATTGTTTCTTTTAATACCCAAAGAAACTTGATTTTTATTAACCCGAACCATTCCTGCCATCTTGTCATAAACACTATTATAATACTGCGTCGTATCTTCTGGAGCTGGAGGTGAAGTATCATCAGCCCAGGATACAATTTTACCAACATACAAATATATAGAATCTCTTGCAAAAGAACTCGCAAAAGTATTTGCATTATAAATCCTAAAATTTTTTCCTAATAATGCTGACAAGAATATTCTCCTATAATACTTTAGTATTTATAATCCAATTAATAATTCAGATTCCAGCTATTTGCGCCAATTGCAGGTGGAGCGTTATGTCTATATGGATGCGGGTGATTGTTTCCTGAAATATAAATCCAATCCACATAGTATTGTTGACCAGATCCAGAAAAATCTTCATCAAAAAGATACTTCAATTTGGTTATTTTTTTTCCTACCCATGTCGATTGACCAGATAGATCAATATAATGCTCATGCCACACATCTGTAGCGGTTATGTCTGTTGGTCCAAGCTGATGACTTTCAAGACTCACAACATCTCCCTCTGAATTCTCGTAGATCAATCTACCACGACCAAACCATGTCGGATAGATTTTAGTCATATGCCGAATTGCAAACTTATCATATGCAGATCCATCAAACTGAACAGAAGTATTTTTTTCTGCGAGCATACCAAAATGACGACCCGGAGCAATTATATGGATTGCACCATTAGCTTCTCCCGGCTCCCAGACCCATGCGAGCGTGGCTTTGTCAGTTGGATCGTCGTCATTCCGAAAATCCCAACCGTTTGTTGTGTTTGAAAATTCCCATCTATACTTCTCTACTTCTGGTCCACCATTTCCATCATCGTCCTTGTGTTTGAGGTTTTCCTGAAGACCATATTTGTGTGCAAGATATCCCTCGACCTTTGCAATATTTACATTGGCAAGTTTATCGTTAAAGACAAGAATTTCTGCAATATCTCCGTCCCAATCTTTAACTCCATGCCTATAGATACTTGTAACGGAATTAACCTGATTTGCCGTTGTGTTCGCTGCTCTCCACTTACCAATTGATGTTACATAATTATTTTGGGCAAAAGAACTCATTCCAGAATAAGGAGTCACATTGTTGACATTATTGATTTCAGAGTTGGCAAACCGCCTACCATCAATATGAAAGTTCAAGAGATCATCTACCGAAGAAGTGCCGAGGGTTGATGCATTAACTGAAACACCAACAATCCTAAAAGAATTATTTGTTGCAGGAGAAGCCAATGACCCAAAAGTATCTACGTGTGATGTATTAACAGAGGCAACGCCGGGTAGACTATTTACTACATATGATTGAAGTGAGCCTGTTTCCCCAAGCGCGTTGTATCCAAGATTCAAAGTTCCAAATGCGGTTCCGCCTTCGACTCGATCAATTGATCCAGATGGGTTATTTGCATAACCAGAATTAATGATCGTTGGAACGGGGATTGCGTTGTAGGATGTGGCATTGATTGCCATGTTGGATCTGACCACTGCCATGATCGTCCAAGTATTTGTGACTGGTCGAGCTAGTGCAGGGTTTGCAAGAGTTCCACCATGCCATTCATATAGTGAATTTGATGTCATCTTTGCCTGAAAGCCAGATGTCGGCGGCTTGAAGTTTGTTGCTACTCCCGATTCTAATTCATCTGATTTTGCGGTTCCTCCAATACTGCTATATTCATATACGTTGCTCGTGTTTCTTGCAGTATTTGCAGAGAAACGAACGGCAGGCTTTCCGCCGACTGCATTGGCAATATATTGGGGGGCATAGAAAATTCCACCATACGTGTTTGCATAGACATGATGCTTATTTGGGCTCTGATCAAACCAAGAAATAACATTACTACCATTCATCCCAGTTTCAATATAAGGCGAGGGTGTATGGTTTCCCCATTCAGTTCCGTGTAGTGCCGAATCATATTCCTCCAACACCCAACCGTCAAAATGATAAGTAGTATTTCCAGTTGCCTGTGAAAATTTTGATCTGTCCGGTAACTGAAATCTAAATCCGATTCTGGTATGTGGGCTTGATGAAAGATCAAACACCATTGATTTTCTTTCCCAGACATTCTCTGCCGAGAAGTCTTTAAATACAGTTGAAGAGGAGGGTGTTGGATAAGAATTTCCCACAGCTTGACTGCCGATCAAACCAATGCCACTATGATCTGCTCCGGCATTATTTGCAAAAGCAGTGTATACAAGAAGAGAATTAAAATCCCCGTTATCTATAGTTGTATTACTAACTTTGCTATAAAAACTCAGTAACCACTTTTTATGAGGCTCAATGATAATTGGGAATTCTTCATCAGGATAATTTCCCATCTCGCCGCCACCGAAGAACGGCGAGGTGCCTAATCCTAATGTAGTGGGAAAGTCAAAATTTGGTCCTGTGGAAGTGTGCTCGTCAATAATCTTCAAAGCCCTTCCACCAAAATATGAATCGTCGGTCCCTTTGGCAACTACATCAACAGAAGCAAAAGTTTTGATATCATAATCTTCATCCAAATCCTCAAAATCCGACCAACCAACTGGGAAACGATTTCTTTCTGTGCCGTATGTTCCGTTTGATGTTGCGGCGTCATATCTTCTATATTCAATATTCTGCGGACCAATTGCATCGGCTCTCCACCATGCAGCGAGTGAGTCTAGTTGGTCGGGTGTAAAGGTGTCTGTTAAATTGTTTTCTACGGATTCATATGACCCGTTGGCTGAAGACTCTGTGATCTTCGTACCAAACATTGCCACACCTGCCGGATGTGCAGACTCACGAACAACAGTCTTATAATCTTTTACCTGTTGCTTAGAACGAATATCATATGCATTATATTGCCAATATTTTCCATCGTACAATCTAGATGAAGACGAAAGAAGGCTGCTATCTTCTCGATATGCACCGGGTCTTGCTCCTTCTTGTTTTTGCATAGAGGATATTTCATCTAGTGCAATATAATCAATTTGAGTAATACCCTGTGAGAAAGTTGCTCCGTTTGCAGGCTGATTAACCTTTATCGTTGGAGTAAACCACAAAGTACCATGAGGTAGTTTGACCTTACCATCAAGTGCCTTTTGTAAAGAATTGTAATGTCTAGTTCCGCTGGGAAGATTCAATCTTCCGCCATTTCCGCGATTTAATTCTGAAAAAGGAATTCCAGATTTCTTTGCTTCTTTTTCTCGGCCCTTGAAGTATGCAACATAGTTATAAAACTCGTCATCAATAGATTGGTTGTCCGAGGCAAACCAAAATGCCTTTTCATATGATCCTGAACTATCTGGGGTGAGCGGATTTGTATATTGATCATTATCAATAATTCTTTCACTGGTATCGTATGCTACAATGCCCGCGGAAAAACGATTTCCTGCCACCGTAGAAAAGGCAGAATTCCCCCCTATGTCTCTTGCTCGGACAGTCAGTCGATAAACACGATTCTCGCCTCCATATCCATATCTGTTAGAGTATACAAGTTGACGATAATCTCCATTACCAGACGCAACACTGTTGTTCCCTATTTGAAGTGCCTTTCCTCCAAAGGAACCAAAAACACTATTGGTCACTAATTTTATTTGCCCCTCACCATCTCCAGTAGTGTGCCAAAATCCTGTATTTGAATAAAATATATAATTTCCCGACTCCTGAGTATTGGCATGTCCTAAAATAACATTTGCATGACCCCAAGGAGGATTGGTGCTATTTGCCCGATAGGCATGTCTGGAATCGTAAACAGAAACAACCGCGTTGGCAGTTTCCGGCCCTTGAAATCCATCAAACAAAAGCAATTTCTTTGTAACAGGAAGAATTACTGTGTTTGCACAGACAGACGTATTTGCAGATCCTGCTTCTGAATAATAAACATCCTCATGAATATCAAATGTTCCCGAATAATTTGACAAATATACATGAGCAACTTCTTTAGTGTTTTCTAATATTTTTTCGGGATGAGTTACTTCATTATATTTTGAAGTTAGGGGGTTGGGAATGGTATTAGAAAAAGAAAGGAGGTTAGGCGAAAAATTTGTTATTGTATTTGCAACCCTTCCTGTTATAAAAGTATCAGAGCCTTTCGGCATAACTTCAACTCTCTCAACAGTTCCATACGCACCAGAGTTGGCACCCACAATTTTTTTATTCTCTATTCGATTTAATCCATCAACATAATTAACTCGTATTCTAGCCCTTTTTACATAGTCGCCGCCACTTGCAATCAATATATCTTTACTGGGAGAATAAATTTCTATATCTTCGTTATAGAGCAAACGAAATAACATCTTAAAAGAATCTTCTGTGCCAACTGCCTGATAAAAATTTACAAGATTCTTATATAATGTGGCTTTATTTGCTTCTGAATAAAGGTCTTGTGGAAAAGCATATGCATACTGACGACGAAACATCTCAACAAAATTATCAAAATCCGTCTTGTCTACATCCCTAATATCCTGCAAAATTTTTGCCGCTGTATCGGCACCATAATAATATACACTGGAATTTGATGTTGTTGCCATCAGGGAATTGTTTGCCATAAACTCATAATACTTTTCAATAAAGTTTACAAATTTAGGATGATCCTGTACTACGAATTCGGGTATATTTTGCCGAACTTGCAATGAAGTCTGATGACCATTTGATGTCCTTACAACGTTTCCCATAATGTATTCAGTTTCCTCTTAGTATGATCGTACTTTATCTTCTACAACCCGCAAAGTGTCATCAACACAATTTATTATAATATCATCAGGTTCAATTGTAATGATTGTATTTCTCTTTGGTATAATATCCTGAATTCTTGGCTTCGCATGAATGTAGACATAATCCGACCCGTCTTTAATTTCCATCGAGACAAACTTTCTAAGCCTCACGCTTCCCACACCATAATCTATCGTACCAACATTTTTTTCAACAACTTGATAATCCATAGAATATGTATCCAAGCCGCTGCCACGATAACCCCTTGGATTTGTTTTTGGTTGCTCTATTGGAACCAATGAATCCACCTTTGTACTCGCAGCAACAATTTTCATTATACCATTTTCATCTATAAGCATACAATTATCCACATTCTTATATTTAAACAGAGTAGACTGAACAACTCTCATATGATCTTCATGTGGTCTATGAATTGGATTATCGAAAAGAATAGTAAACTCACCCTGAACTCTGGGCACGGGCTTAAATCTCTTCTTCATCGCAACCGTCATATTGTTGTTCATAATACTCACTTCCGTATCATCAACAACTCTAGATAACGTAGAGTATCTAAAATACTGATCAAATTTACTAAGATCATTAGAAGCATAGGTTAATATATTTGCCTTAACCAATTCCTTCAATTGATCTGGCGTTCTCGTCGTCTTCCTTGGATCATACGCAAAATTAATATCCGGCACAATAAACATATAATCTGGATCAACAAATTTTGGTCTTATTGAAACTACATTTCTTCGCTTCAAAATATCTTCACCAATCCTTTGCTCTTCTGCTTCAGAAAGAACAAAACCAGTCTTTGGTTTAACACAAATATACACCCTACCGTATTCTGGAGGATAATTCTCTTCACCGCCCCATACACGAACCGCATCCACTAAATTATAATCATTTTCTAAACGGGTCTTATAGTCGTTTGCAGTAACAACTCTCTTCTGTAACCCAAACTGCCTTGGTGCCTGAACTCTAATTGAAGAAGTAGTCTCTCTTTCTGCGCCGCCGGAGGCTCGGGTAAAACCGGGGCTCAAGGTCACTGATGAATCTGTCATTCCTGCCACAGTGTCCGCCGGAAAAAATGTAGATGCTCCATTTCCATCCGAACCGAGAATCGAAACATTATATGTAATTAGAATCTGATCGCCATTGCTAGGCTTCTTGCCAACTGAACCATCTCCGAAATAGATTTGATACTTATTTTGATCGCCTTCTTGAAGAAAATATACTTTAGATGTTGAAGTTACTTCTGTAATATCATCAGCCAGTTGATAAGTCTCGCCTTCCACAGAAACGCCCAGAGTAGTTGTATCAATGTTCTCATTTGGAATTTCAAATATCTCGTTATTGGTGCCCAGAACAGTATAGGACGTTGTGGCAGCAATACCTTCCTTTATCTCAATAGAAGGAATCTGATAAGTTTCGGTGATTGCGTTGTATAGTGCAACATGAGCTTTGGATGTAAGAAACGTATACGTGTCCGTTCCGATCTTTGAAGTAAATTTAAAATTCTTTGGGATAGTCACCGATCTGGCTGAACTGGTAATATCAAAATCCACATGAACCGATGCTCCTCTTCTGGAAGACGGAACATACCCAAGATGCTTGGCTAAAGACACGACCGAGGATCGTAGGCTTGCGCTATCCATAAACATTTCGCTCGCGAGCATGTTGATATAAAATCCGTTATAATGCGTATTATATGCAAGAACATCAAGTAGAATGTTTAATGCAGATCCGGTAAAATCATAGTCCTTGAAATCATCCTGCCCCTGAAGATATGTTCTTAGTGCAGTCTTGATCGAATCAAAGTCAAGTTCAGTAATTTTTAAATTATTAGTTGTTGTTATGTAATCCGACATTTATCTTGTTCTCTCTAGCAAAAATGTTGTTTGGCGCTCTACCTCTTCGTCGATAATAAAAAATCGCAAAGAAACATAATATGCATTTTCAGCTTCATTTGGCGTAACCTCAATATTCGTCAGACTAACTCTCGGTTCAAAATTATTTATTGCTTCGATTATATCACTTTTAATTCTAAGTGAAGTGGCATATGTCATAGGTTCAAATAATTGCGCAGATAGATTTGAACCGATTTCTGGGTGGAAGGGTCGTTCATAATGATTAGTGAGTAACAAATGACGAACAGACCGCACAACTGCATCGGCATCCTGCTTCATGCTTAGTTTTCCTGTGTTTGGATGAGCAACAAAATCCAAATCAAAGTCTGACCATCGCTTTGCTATCGGCAAGTTACATTCCTCCTTCTATTTATTTAGGCAACTAACTTGGGTCATCAACCCGGATTCTTAAATTACCAAAACCATCAACAGTATCTTTGATAATCTCATCTACATTAGATGCCGTTGCAGTAGAGTCTGAAAATTCTATCTCTCCCCCAGCCTGAATACTCATACTCCCGCCTGCGATAATATCAACATTTTGCTCTGCTGTCACCAATGCATCTTTAGACACCTTCGCATTTAAATAATTTTCAACCACAGCATACATATTATTTTTTGTGTTCACGGTTGCGTTTTTTTCTGTCTTTACCTTGATATCACTTTCACAGTAAAAATCAGCCTGACCCACAACATGCACCGCACAAACTCCATCAATTTTTACACCCTTGTCTCCTATGGTA